TATCTAAGTTAAAAAGTTTAACTTGACGGGTATCATAAAGAAAGTATTAACCACCCCTCGCTCACTCTAAGCTTACAAAAATTCGTAAAGCTTAGTCTAAGCTTACGTGTGTGCAAGCACACACTTCGCGCGCTCTGCGCGCGAGCGGGTAGTGAAGACTTTTAAAAGGAAGGGTCTAACTAGTGAGTCTATGGGCTAGATTTAGCATGATCAAGTCTGACTTGTTCATGGAGAAGTGCTTCGACACTTTATCGGCAGCGTATGACGAGTTTATCTGCAGTATAGAATACGTTATATGATATACGTCTTCGCCGATCTCTACGGTGAAGTTGTCTCTAGTGTTCCAAGTAGAGTGCTGAAGCTCTGTATGGTTATCGTCTGACGAAAGAGCAAAGGACGCAACGGAAACTTGATATAGACCCGGTTTAAGCTGTTTACCCGGTATCAGGTCTAGCACTATACTGGAGTGAAATTTGTTTCCGAGTTTTTCGCCTCTAAATTTCATTTAGAGATTATCTCGTCTTCTATCTGCTTTAGCTTAGACTCTATCTCTTCTTCTGAGGGGCCGCTAGGTAGGACCTCATCAGGAGACTGAGGTTGAAGGAACAGTGCCTTCTCTGCCTGTCTTCTTCTAGTTAGACCGGCTAGCTCTTTACCGGCAGCCTTATTCCATTTAAGAAATTCTTCTGCTACTTTGGTCTTAGGCTGATTAGAATTTAGCAGCTTTAAAAGCGTTGACTTACCTAAGTTACCTAGGCCAAGGTTATATGCAAATGATACGAGCGCCCCAAACTCATTGTCATTAAGTTGAACCTTAACTAGCTTTTCTACGCCAGAGCTCTTCTCTTCTATCTCGTGCTTAAGATATTCTTCGGCTTGAGCTTCTGTTATCGCTGCGTCCGACAGCTGAACTGTCTTACCGTTTGGGTACTTTATGGTACCGTAACCTATAGTGGGCACCTTCGCAGGACAAAGGTACGGTTTAAGGAACAAGCCCTCAAACGACTTTACGAGATCTAAGCAGGCCTTATTAACCTTTCTCATGCTTAGATTATACCATCTAAGTAGATTCGCTGTCTACCTTAACTAGCTTAATCTTATTAGTTATCTCTTCGTAGAACTTAATTCTTCCTCTAGCGTGCCTAGATAGCATCGAGGATCCAAGAGGGATATAGTCTAATATTAGAGCCTTAGTCTTGTTTCCTTGCTTTCTTAATGCTCTACCTACCGCCTGTATCACAGGTCCCTTAGATGCCGTGAAATCTGCTAGTATCAAGACGTCTACGTTCTTTGTATCGGTACCCTCTCCGACTTTTCCCGAAGTGCCTATGAGGCACTTTATTTTGCCCTTATTGAGCTGATCTACGTAATCTTGCGATTTCTTATCTTGACCTGTCGCAAAAGGAGCGTCTAGCTTGCTGGACAATTCTTTTCCGTGCGCAACCTCATCTACTAGAACCAGTACCTGCTTACCCGCCTGCATCATTGCTCTTGCGTCAGCCTCTATCCTAGACTTCATCTCTTTAGAATTAAGCACGTGCTCTTTGTAGGCTTTTAGCTTATCGTCTTTGTAGTCCCTACCGGTAGTAGCGACCTCTCTAACGATAAAGTATGGTTCTGCTAGCCAACCGTTTTGTATTCCCCACTGTATATCTTTCTTAACTAAGACCGGTCCGCATCCAGCCCTTATCATTATATCTTTTCCGTCAGATCTGTAATCTGTTGCCGTTAATCCAAACAGCTTGCCCACCTTTGCGAGACCGTCTGCAATGTTCATGAATGTAGTGGCGGGAGTATGATGTGACTCATCTATTACCACTAGACCAAGATCTTGAGCCTTAAATATATCTATCCCTATAGATACAGACGCAGCTATTCCTACAGTGATATCGGATATCTTCTTCTTGCCTCCGCCAAAGAATCCAACCTTGTTTGCACCGAAGGAGCTAGCGAGGATATCGTAGAACTGAGAGGCGACAGATTCGCTAGGACAGACTACTAGAGTCTTCCTCTTGTACTGCTTTATTAAGTGAGTTGTGAGTAAGGTTTTACCTAAACCCGTAGCATAATTTATGATGCCTCTGGGGGCCTTAAGCATCGCTTCTACGGCTTCTTGCTGGTAATCTCTTAAATCGAATGGTTTATTAACCCACGGTAGCGTCAACTTGCTGCCGGTCTCTGTTCTATTGTCAACTAGAATGCAGTTATTCATGTACTGCTTGTAGTCTTCGAATAGAGCAGAAGAGAAGGAGAGCTGATTGCCTGTCTCTTTATATAAGACTCCAGTAGATTCTGCTTTAAGCTTAGCGAATGCAGGAGAGTTTCTATGCCAAGGGCTCTTGGCCATCTTTCTAAGCTGATACTCTTTAGACTTATCTTTGTAAGATAGATCTGATCTAATGATATCTAACAGTACCGCATCCCCGTCCTGAATAACTACTAAATCGTTCGACACGCTGATGTTCATTGGTATATTCTACTAAGGTGCATCTGTGCCTTAGTTTAACCAATATTGTGAATATTGTATAAGACACATATCATTTGGAGATTTTATGTCTAAGTCATTGAGTGAGTACACTGGTAAGTTAAAAACTAGTCTTTATTGGTGGCTAGGTAGAGCTAGACCATTCATCATAAATGATGAATACAAGCTGGAACTCCTTTTCCTTGATAAGGTTAATAACTCTGCTAAGATTCGAATAACCAACCTCAAGACTGGTGAGGTTATGGAAGATATCCAATCTAGTGTTGGAGTTTCCAATGCAAAGAATTGACGCTTGTCGAGTGATACTTGACGAGTGGTCATCGAGTCTATCGTCAAGAGATAGAACTAAGCACAATATAAAACCTAACTTCGAAGACTTGTTTCAAAGATGGAAAGACGTAGGTGCTTCGTTCGAAGAACTATACGACCCCTTTCTTAGGGCTGCCATAATAGCTCATCTACCGCAGCCCTCTATCGCAAGAAGAGTCTATAAGACTCTTAAAAAGAGCGTACCAGACTTCGACAAGTCTGAGAAAGAGTTTATAGCATCTTGGAATAAGAACATTGAAGATATTGGTCGATCTACTTTTCTGGAATTTTTTCCGGCGCCGATACCTATCGCTCTTAAAAAAGAGCAACCATCTCACGGCAATATGTCTGCTTCTGAGTACAGAGCTCAGAGAAGATACGCCGACCAGTTTCCAATTCTAGACACTACAGAATTGGAAGCAAGATGGAACGATCGCCAGTATAATCTCGACATTGAAGATATGATAAAAAACGTTTTAGGAGATAACAATGAAGCTAACAGCGGAACAAATTGAGCTTCAGCTTAAGCTAGCAAAAAAGCTAGATTCTAGCACTGATGCGGAAGTCTCTCTAGATGAGATCGAGTCGTTTGGTGACAGAAACTCTCTGAGAGAGATGCTTACCAACATCCATAGATACAACGAGATGCTTAAGGAGCGCATTACGTTGATTAACGAGCCCTTAAGTGCGACAGTGCCTTTCACTAGAGAGAATCTGTACCTATTCTGCGCCTACACAGGTTCAGGTAAATCTACGGTGGCAGCTAACATCACGTACCCTCTATGGAAGCAAGGTAAGAAGACGTTGGTCTTATCTAACGAAGAATCTGAGCACGACGTTATATTTAGAATTGCATGCTTGGAGTTAGGCCTAAACTTCAACGATTATAAGAAGGGCAACATGTCGATAGATGACCAGAAGAAGGTTATCTATCTGTTCCCTGAAATTACTAGATACGTGAAGGTTATAGATGTTACGTATAAAGATGGTCTAACTACTAAGATAGAGGGCATCAAGAAGGCGCTTGAAGCAGTCAAAAAAGAGGCTAGCTACAGCTGCGTTCTGATCGACTACTATCAGCTAATCAAGTATTCTCTAAAAGATTCTAAGAAGACTGCATACGACAACCTTAACGATCTGCGAGTTTGGCTTGGTCAGTACATAAAGGCGTCCACCATGCCTGTGGTGCTGTTTGCTCAGCTTTATTCTGTCTCTAAAAAGGGCGGAGCTAAAGATATCGACACAAGGATAAAAGACTGTACCGCGATAGTGGAGCCCGCCACGGTCATCATAGAGGTTGTGCCAAACTTTGAATCTCAAACCTCTGAGTTTATAATCCATAAAGACCGATTTGGTAGGGCCGGAAACAAGATAGTATGCGGCTTCGAAAAGGGAAGATATGTTAAGATCTCTCTAGAAGAGATAGTTGAGAGAGAGAAGAGAGGCAAGCTTAAGCAGCAAGAAGAGAAGCTAGATAAGTTAGAAGCACTAATAGAAGCAGAATAGATCTAAAGCATGAAGATAGATTTAAGACACTATAAGAATATAGCACCAACGGTAGGATCTGTCTGTAAGAATAATGCAGGAAAAGAAGTAGCGGAGCTTGTATCTTTGATAGCGGTAGCATCAAACGCTCCGGCCGTGGTTTCTGCTTACTACTACGCGGCCTACATTGGAGGCATAAACGACGACATACAGAAGCAGATAGATGTTCTGGTAAAATTCTACGGATACGAAGAGATAATTGGAATAGAAGACATTTTAGGTAAAAAAGATGGCTCTGAGCAAGAAATGCCTCATATGTAAGGGCGGAAGAAAGAACGACTGCCTCTACTTTCATCTAGACGAGAAGACCGGTCTACCTTGGATATGGTGTGCCGGAAAATGCCAGAGAGGCTACTCTCTGGAGCAGTACTGCGACACAGCAGGTGTCAATATATTTGATTTCATAAAGGGCGGAATAGATCTGGCAAAAGAGGTCGATAACGAGGTACAGGTAATGTCCTGGCCATCATCGTTTGTGCCTCTATCCGATCCAAGAGCTGAACTAGGAGTAGAGTACGTTAAAAGTAGGGGTCTAAACTTAGAGGGAGACATGTATTATGATCTGGACGCAGAAGGCATCGTTTTTCCTTACTACTTTGAGAACCATTTCTGCGGAGCGCAGATAAGATTTCTTAAAGAGAAGACCAATAAAGACGGCGACCCTTGGAAGATAACTACGCTCCCTGGGACTAGATTAGGTTTACTTTTTGGCATGTGGAATCAGACTAAACTGATGCCGCACGTGAAAGCTGTGGTGGTATGTGAAGGCTACTTTAATGCGCTATCTCTCCAACAAGCGTTTAATATTAAGTATGGCAGCGTTTCTCGTAATCCCTGGAAGTTCATTTGTACTTCTGGCTCTGGCGTATCCGAGCATCAAGCACAAGCTCTTAAAGATCTTAAAGAGCAAGGATATAAAGTTGTCGCGGCGTTCGACTCAGATGAAGCCGGACTAAAGGGTCTATCTAAAATGATAGATGGAGCCTGCGTAACGCACTACTCGCTAACTCAAGATACCGCTATTGACTGGAACGATCTACTTAAACAGAACTCACATGAGGCTCTCGCAAGGACCTTCATGAAGAACATGAGGTCTATATGAAGTATAGCTGGTCGACCAGCGGAACAAATCAAACAGTATTCTTTGACTCTGAGAGCGGATACGATACGCACGCCTCATTTGTCAGTATAGAGGCAGTCTCGATCGATCTATTCGAGCTACTTAGAAAACTTTTAGTCATAGAGAGCTATCCGAGGTACAGCTACTACACCGTACCGATGGATGGATGCTACAGAATATCTTACACTATAAGTTCGTACAGCGGCGGGACAGTCAGCTACGACGAGATAAAAGACTTAAATGCTGGAGAACCGCTGCCGATAAAGAGTAACAGTAGGGTCTGCATACAGAGGCTTATATAGATGTCCAGTGCAAAGTCAAGCTTGATGGATGAGATCAATGCCAAGATAGCGAAGAGAAAGCTTAAGAAGGAGGCTGCATCCGACAATAAGACCTACAGATCTGCAGTATTTGACTTCTTTAAGAATATAGAAGAGGCTAAGCAGCTATCTAAAAACAGCAGATACGATGCAGACATAGGTAGCAGTGCATTGATCTCTCTAAATGAGAGACTCAGAGTGTTTGATCCTGGATGTAGAGTCAATGTAGTGTGGAGAGATAGCGATAATATCTCTGGTGTCACTATAACTTGGTCTAATGCTTTTGCAGCAAAGCACAATGTAGACAAAGAGACTCACATAGATGTGAGCGAGATGTTGCTGTTTTAATAGCATAATTGTAATCAAAATATTTTGGTATCATATCTCAATGAACAATACTGAAAAAGAAAAAATATTAAACCATAAACCTAAGCCTCAAATAATTACGCCATTTGACAATCAAACATTTCAAGACTTGAAGAATCATGTTACAGAAGTTCGTAGATTGTTCGATTGGCCTGGAATAGACTATCATGACAAAAATCACGATAAAGAAAATCTATTTAATAGATGGTATTGGCACAATTTACCGCTGCTTGTTAAGCTTCACCATGACGCCAATTTTATAGCCCTAGCTTCTAAATTAGCAGATCAACAACTTAAACCAAGTTACTCATTTTTAAGTATGTACGGTCCAAATGGAGTATGTCCACTTCACACAGATCGCCCTCAATGTCAGTTCACTATTGATCTACAAATAGATAGTGATGGAGAATGGCCCATTTATGTTGATGAAGAGCCATATATTCTTATGCCCCAACAGGCACTGTTTTACTCAGGCACAGGACAGAAGCATTATAGAAAACCAATGTCCGAAGACTCCAGAGGGCATCAGAAAGAACGTGCTACCTTCATGAACCTTGCATTCTTTCATTTTGTGCCAATATCTTGGCAAGGTCAGGTGAATTAATGCCTTACATATTACCGCAACCAGTAAGAGAATCCGCTCCGTATGTCTTTCATAAAGATCTATTTAGTAGAGAAGAGTGTCAGAAAATTATAGATCTACATAAAAGCCTTGAGTCTCATACAGCCATGGTCGGAGGTAGCGATGGCGGTATTATTGATCACAAAAAAAGACGTACTGAGGTTTTTTGGATAGACTGGAACAGTGAAAGAGAATGGATCTTCTCAAGAATAGCCGAAGCAGTTTCTTCATCTAACGCCAAATTTTGGGGCTATCATCTGTCTGGGTTAAATGAGCCGCTTCAACTTACCCACTATCGAGGAGATGACAAGGGGTTCTACGACTGGCATGAAGACCATGGAGATAAGGGAAGTTTTCAACATAGAAAACTCTCTGCTGTAGTTGTCCTAAACGAAGGGTTTTCTGGTGGAAATTTTGAATTAAACCACATTGGTTCTCCTGCGGAGATGACAATAGGCACACTAATAATATTTCCAAGCTTTAAACTCCATAGAGTTACTCCAGTGACTGAAGGAGAGCGTTGGAGTCTTGTAAGTTGGGTCAATGGTCCGCCATTTGTTTAATAGGTGCTTGTATCGATATGAAGCAAAGCCCACCTCTATTAAAGGGATTCTTTGTATCCGGTTCCAGATATTGGTCCTGAAGGGGCGATTGGCGGACTAGATCCATCAGATGTTGCGGATGCGTACGTATTTGATGCATCTTTTAGATAAAGAACCTTTACGCGGCCGCCGGCTCCAGTTCCACCTGGAGAACCAGGCACGCCGCCTCCTCCTCCGCCACCACCACTACCGCCAGCATTAACAAGCGGACTACGGCTTCTCCCTACTCCATCTTGCCCGTTGGTGCCAGCAGTCCCGCCTCCTCCAGCAGATCCACCCGTACTTGGAAATGAACTAGTACCTCCATTTCCACCTGTTCCACCTGTTCCACCTGTTCCGCCTGTTCCGCCTGTTCCTGCAGAACCCCCAGCAGAGCTTAGTGAAGCAATTGATAATGTTGAAGATGTAATAACAATAGAGCCACCAGCGCCTCCTCCACCGCCACCTCC